CGCACCGTCGAGCCAGTCGGGAAGGCCGTGAAGTCGCGGAAGCCAGGAGGCGGCTGTCCAGCTAGTGTGAACGTGCCCGTGCCCGTGGTCGTGGAAACGTCTACAACCCTGTCGCGGTAGGTCAGCGTCACGTCATGGCACCAGGCTAAAGACCTTGTAGGCGGTGTCTGGCATGTTCACCGTGACATTTCCACCCGAAGTCGTTACTGGGAAGTTCGTGATGTCGGCGCTGTCCACGTAGATCAAAAGCAGACTTGTGGCGTCTGTGCCACCTTCAAGAGAAAACACCACAGCATTGCAGGTATTGCCTGCCGTCACAGACGAAAACACGATGTCTGCTGCATCAAAGACCCCGCCCGTTGCTGACTTGCTCGCAAGAGTTTCAGTAGCAACAATGGCCGAGGCGATGTCGTCTCGAAAGTCGTTGGTGGAGAAGTTGGGCGTGTAGGTGTTGCGCATCAAATGCGCTTTGATGACGCCGCCTACCCAGTCCACTTGAGCACGCAAGGTGCGCTCTGCACCGAGGGCGTAAAGGCGTTTGGTCATACAAGGATTGCCGTGTTGTGGTGCTCGGTGTCGTGCCGCGTGCTACGGCGCATGTCGCTGTCCACTGGCAGGCCAAAGTACGCCGTGAACTCGGCCAGCGCGCGATTGGCCTTGTTTGCATCGAAGAACTCGGTGTCAGGCAGGCCAAAGGCCCGATGCAACACCCACTGCACGAGATGTCGATGATGCGCGCCGTTGATAGCAGGAACGTCGCCGTCAGCGGCCAGTGCCGTCAGCGGCAGTCGGTAGCCTTCGAGCTTCAGCAGGCCGTCAGCCTTGGGGCGCGGCACGATGCGCAGCGTTGCGTCGTCCTGCACGGCATAGGCAGGATCTTCGGTGCTTTCGCGCCAGTCATGGACGTTGGCGTCCAGCCACTCGCGCGATACCAGCCTCAGCGGAACCGGCTCGGTGCTGTCTGCTGGCGTGAACAGCCTCACGGCGCTCAGTTCGTAAAGAGCCGGGTGCAGCGTGTAGGTGTGTGGGTAGACGCCCGCGTTGTCGTTGACGACGATTTCGCACACGGCTGTCGTGCTGTCGTCGTGAATCAGTCGGGCGCGCTTAGCTGCTTCGTCCACAGCCTCGTTGATAAACGAAGTGACGGTCGAATCGCTGGCCAGGTACGGCAGCGCTTCGTCTCGCGCCAGGGCGCGGTACAGCGCGCGAAGCTGGGCAAGCGTCACGTCACACCAAGCCGTTGAGGTTGATGAGCTGCTTGACTTCGGCGCGAAGCGCTGCCACTCCGCGCCGGTTGTCCAGCTTCGTGTTGTAGCGAGTGGCCAGCTCGGAGAGCTGGTCCTTCTCCATGATGTCAACGCGGTCCAGGACTTCGCTCAACTCCATTGATGCTTCTTCGTGCTTGTGCTCAAGCCTTGAAGCCTCGGCGATAGCGTCGGTCGTTTCCTGCTCCACGGTCTTGGGCGTGGCCTCGTGCTCGTCATCACGCTGAAACGTGTCGGCGTGCGTGAGGTACTTCAGTGCCAGTTCGGTGGGCAGCAGCCGCGTTTGGCCGGTGTCAAACCGAAACTTCACGTTGTAGAGCGTGGCCTCCCAGTGGGGACGGCGGCCGATGTACTTGACTGGGATCTGAGCAGTGCTCATGGTGTCCTTGACTGTGAAAGAGGGCGAGCCACACCAGGAGGCCCGCCCTCGTGCCGTCACACGGTCAGACCGGGCCGACAGACTTGCCGATGACCACCACGTCCAGCACGCCAACTGCGGCTTGGACGGCGCCGGTGTTCGTCAGGATCAAGTAGGCATCCTTCGGCAGCGTCACCGGGGGCGTGACTGCCGTTTTGCGCACCACGCCGGTTGAGGCCAGCGAAACGCCAGCGCAGAAGTAGGCAGCGTTCTGCGGCACCGCGGCGCTGTCCACGCCGTCAACGTAGGCAAAGCCCAGGCTGAAGGTGGACGACGCCGTGAAGGCATCGCTGATGGTGCCGATGAAGTCCAGCAGCCGCGTGCCAGCCGGGATGATCCCGAGGCGCACGATGTCGTTCACGATCAGCGCGGTCGCGCCCGCATCGCTGCCTTGGACAACGCCAGAGGCGTTGGTGGTCATGTTGTAGCCGTCGAGGGCCACGGTGTCGCCGTAGGGGGCGCCAGTGAGGCGCCGATCGAAAGTGTCGCGCTTGGTGAAGGTGGGCATTGCTTGCTCCTATTCAGGTGTTGAGGTCAGGCCCGCTTAGGCCACGCCGCCCGGGGTGCGCACCACGGTGTCCACGACGGTGACGCCGTAGTCGGTGATGACATCGCCGTCCTCGGTGTTCACCGCGAACCGCACCTTGCTGCAGCCGCGGATTGCGCCGCACAGCAGTTCAACCTTGTCGCCGTGGTCAAGCTCCTTCTCGCTCCAGAAGAACGGGATGCCCGACTTTGACGACGCCGCCATCGCGTGGGCGATCGCCTGGCCACCCAGGATCAGCGAACGATCCACCGCGAACGTGCTGGCCGTAATCGCAGCCGGGATCGTGGCGTTGGTTTCTGCTTCGCTCGTGAGCGACGCGCAGTAGCGCATCGTCGATCCAGCGTAAAACCGGATGGGGCGCGGCATCTTCTTGATGAGAAAGCCGTTCCACAGCGCGGTGTCGGGCCCCAGGAAAAGCGGGTGGTTCTTTGCCTGGGCGGCGCGGGCCAGGGCGTTGGCTTGGTACGTGCGGTACGTCGAACTGGCCGCAAACGAGTCGAACTGAGTCGGCGACATCAGCCACAGGCGCAGCGGCGAGTCCTCGGAGGCAGCATCCCCCGGCACTTGAATCGCTGTTGGCGGCAGCGGCATGGTGTCGAGCACCGAGCGCATGGCGTCCACCGTGTCGATGGTCAAAAGGTCGGTGGTGCCGAGGTCGACTTCGTTTGAAACCGCGGTAAACGGCTTCACCAGGTCGGTCGCGTCGGCCAGGAAGTGCCGGTTGCGCGTCGGCGCCTTGACGTTGTTAATCATGATGCTGGCAAAGTCCGGGTCAGACGCCAGCGGAACAACCCACTCCATGTTGTTGTGGAATCCGCGGGCTCCTGCCATGTGGACAAGCAAAGACTGGTCGATGTAGCGGTCCATCAGGTTCTGCGCGGCGGGACGGCCGAGCGCGCGGAAGTCCGCGGGGCTTCGGGTGTCCGTCATCGTGTCGCCCAAGCTCACCGGGAACCGGGCTTGGTTGACGCGCAGCTTGTCCTGCGACAGCGACATTGCGGTGCCGCGGCCTTCGGCCCAGGCGCTGCCCATAATGGGTTTGGCCTTCATCGGGTTCAGCAGGTGGAAGGTCACCTCGTCGCCCTCGTTTTTGCTCAGGTCTTGGCAGGTGACGATGGGCATGTGCTGCGTACTCTGCCGGCGCAGTGTCTGTGCAGCGCCGCTCGATCCCTTTGGCATCGGGCCGGTCATGCTGGCCATCTGGCCGTTGCGCTGCATGTGGGCAGCGAACAGGCCAGCGGCCTGCTTGATCATGTTGGTCGGGTCGCCGTAGGCGGCGCGCGTGGTGCTCGGGTTGGGCATTTGGATTCCTCGTGTGCGTTGGGTTTGGTCAGATCGCGCGGTTCAAAAATTCCTCGCGCTGGTCCGGTGTCATCCGTTCCATCGCTTCGGCCATTTCGATGCCGCTCATCGTTCCGGCTGCCATGCGCGCCTCCAGCGACTGACCCGCAGGCTTACCACCCGGGATGTCTGAGAGGGTTGCCGGTGTCGCCGTCTTGGCTGCCGCGATGGCTGCCGCTGCTGCCGCTGCCGCGTCCTTGGGGTTCGCGGAAGTGGTCTGACCGTTCCACTTGAACAACTCGGCCGCCTTGGCGACGGCTTGCTCCAGCGCCTTGTGGGGCGCAGTGCCACGCTGGATCAGCAAGTCACGCTTGGAGACTACGAAGTCGATGGCGTCCTGATTGGCCATGGCGCCCGTCTCGTCCAAAGCCGGGTACTTGGCCTTGGCGTCGGCGGCCACGCGTTGCAGTTCGGTTGCAGCGCGGGCTGCTTCCTCCTGCTGGCGCTCGGCCACTAGCCTCTGTGTGGCAGCGGCTTCGGCACGGCTCAGAACTTCAGCGTCAATCTTCTCGCCGAGTTCGAGGGCCAGCGCCTCATCGCCCATCTGAATGGCGTCGTAGTGCTGCTTGCGCAGCGCCTTGATGTCCACTGCTTCAGGCTTGGGCTCCACAGCATTGAGCGCGGCTGTCTGCGGCTTGTTGGCCGCTTCCAGTTGCGCCTTTAGCTCTGCCGCTACACGCTGCGCCTCGTCTCGCTCTGCTACTGCCTTCTGCGCGCTTTCGCGTGCCTCGGTCAGCTTGTCAAACGGGATGAGGTGCTTGCCGTCTTTCGCCAGAATCACCGCGTTCTCGGCCGTGAGGTCCGAGTCCGCTTCGGTCTTCGTCGTGTTGCTCTCGCCATCCACGGCCGGGCTGGGTTCCGGCTCTGCAGGCGCCGGCGCGGGCGCGCTGGCAGTCTCCGTCGCATCGACGGTATCGCCCTCATGCGTCAGCTCCAGAAGCTGCGCAGCCTGCTCGGGCGTCAGTGCGCCCGTGATTTCGTTGGTGTCGAGAAAGTGCTGAACGGTCGTCATCGATCGCTGTCCCCGCCACATCTCGCCGTGGCCGCAAGGGTCCATGCTTCCGCGCTTACGCGGTCATCACCCGTTGCCGGGCTTGATGCAAGTTTGTCGTGTGGGGTCGTGCGATTTGTGGGTGCTGACTGTTATGCACGCACGCTGGCACTTAGGTCGGCAAATTGTCGCTTGGCGTCAGCGTCTCGATGCCACTCATGCCGCTCGCGGCCTGCTGAGGCACGGGCGGGAATTCGGGGCTCGTGTTCTCCCTCACTGGCGGCAACGGCTCGGGCTGCGAAACCGGCAACATTGCCGCATTGCCGGTATCCGGCAATGTTGCCGAATTCACTGCTGTCGGGAAGTCGGGGTCTACGCCGGCAGGGTTGGGCAGTTGATAGCCCGAGGCTTTCATGATGGCGTCGGCAATCGGCGCGATGGCGGGGTTCATCGCCACTTGAGCGCCAGCCTGCATTGCGGAGAAGGCTGCTTGCACGCCGGTCTGCACGGCCTGGGCCATGTACTGCTTGATCTGGGCGTCGGTCATCCGCTCCTTCAGGTCCAGTTCGCGGGCTTTCAGGTCGTTTCCTGCTCGTGCCAGGGCGTCGGCCACTTCCTTTTTAATGCGCTGCTCCACATCCCCGGGCGACTCGACTTGACTCGTGGCACGGATGGCCTCCACAAGCTCTCGGTGGAATGGCACGTCCATCAGCGAAACCATGAATGGCAACGCTGCGGCTTGGTACTGCGGCGGCAAGGCTTTGACCGCCTCGCTCATGCTGTTAAGTTGCTGGGTGCGGAAGCTCGGGCTGCTCGGCACGTCTTGCAGGCTCACCATCAGCCTGGTGCGCTGTACGTCGTTGCTGAGATAGCGGTAACCGGCCGCGTCTGTCTCGGGCTTGTTGATGACGACGGTACGGTCTTGCCGAATAGCGTCGCCTTCGATGATGACGGTTTGTTCCTCGTTGCCCATGTCCTCGACGATCATGGCCATCAGCATCTCGCCGATCATGGTCCGGCCATCGGCGAAGCGTGACATCACCCGGGCAAGCCCTTGGTTTGCTTGCTCGACTTGGGTCTGCTCCTGAATGCCCGACGTTGCCGTGCCGCGGCGGCCGGACAGGGCAGGTGCAGCAGCCGGGCTGATGCGCTGGATGGCCTGGCGGGCGTTGTCCAGCAGGCTGAGTTGCGTGTCTGACAGTTGGAAATCGCGCTTTACCTCGAATCGGGCGCCAGGCTGGCTCATGTGCGTGGCTTCGAGCACGATGTCGGCGTCTAGGCGTCCCACGGTCGCGCGGAACTGCGCATCGGTCATCGCCACGGCGCCCTTGGTGCGCTCTGTTCGCACGGCGCTCATGCCCCAGCGCAGCTTGGCCGTGCCACTGTTAAGCGTGTCCTGCTGGAAAATCAGGTTTCTCACGTAGCCGTAGGGCACGCCAGTCGAGTCCTCCAGGAACCCGAAGAAGGGCACGTAGGGGAAGTGCTGGTGCGTGTAGGGCGTCGGGCTGTCGTCCAGAAGGTGCGGCCCCAGCCAAAAGCCCCGTCTCACGCGCGGCACGACGGCTCGCGTGTACCTCACCAGGCCCGAAGCGATCGCTGCGACGTGGGCCTGATTTTTCTTGTCGAACTCGATCTTCCTGCCGTCTGGCGACTGAATGATGCCCACGTCCACCCATCGCCGATACCACAGCTCGGCAATGCACACCTCTTTGGTGCTGCTGTTGTAGTAGCGGTTCTCGTGGATCGTCCAGGCCCGCGCCTCGTCCCAGGCGTTGTTAAGGCCGGTCGGCGCACCGCCGTACTGCTCTATGCTGGATGTCGTCCACCACTGCGCGCCTTCACGGCCCATGGCGCGGATCAGGTCGGCATGCTGCGGGAAAACGGGAGCCAGTCGTTCCGGCCGCAGCCAGCGCTGACGGCGCAGGAATCGCCACTCGTCGGGGTCCGTCGAGCCGCTGCTCATGTCCCAGTGCATGTCGTTTCGGTGGACCGTTTTGCACCGATACGGGTCGCCGAAGGGGTCGCTGTTGCGCCCGACCTCCACCCAGCCGATGCCCACGGCGATTTGCGTCC